CGTCCTTCTGCACCGCCTGGTAGTCATCTATCGACGTAGTGCAGTCGTTGTCTATGCGGATAGCGACCTTGTCAACACGTCCGTCCCACACGGCATTGATGAACTCTCCAGTAGTGGCGACACTCGGGTTCTTGCTGCCGATGCAGTCAACGACATCGAAACCTTCATGCTCCAGCTCGTCAATGACGAGGTCAAAGAACGAGCGGTTGTTCTCGTCAATGGTGTTCTTCGCCTTGCCCGATGCGTCACCATGCAGATACACCTTGTCGGTGTAGTCGTATGATCGCAGTTTGTCGGCGATGACTTTCGCAGCCTTCCTCGCTGAGTTGTTAGGACTCTCAATCGGAAGCTCATCGAACTGCGTAACTTGCTGAACATCGTCGGGCTTATACTCTTTTTGGAAGAACGTGGCGGTGACATAAGGCAGCACGTTGGAGTCCATGCTGATGTGTATAGGCAATTCGGGGTTGAATGGGAACTTGCCACACACCACACCACGGTTGAACGATGGGAAGAACTCTGCACCGGTGCGTATGTGTCCCCACTCGCCGAGGGCATAGACCTGATAATAGTCGGGGTCGTGTATCCTATCGTTCTCAAAGTTGGCGATGGCTTGGTAATCATAGAAGCCATACGTCCCATCAGGCGAGCCCACCACCCAAAAGTTGTTGAGGTAGGTGCTTTGGATTACGATAGTGTCGGGCTCATGCAGGTCATACTCTCCAGTGTTCGGGTTAAGTATCTGCTTTGCCGAGTTCATCTTCACTGACTTCACGGCACAATACTCGGGAGGCATAGGTTCTCCATCAAACTCTAATGCCATCGGTATTTCGTTCCATGTCTCTCGGTCAAACCATTTCTTCTTTATCCAGTGCTCCTCGCTGATTGGGTTGAAGGCTGCTATTATCTGCTGTCCTTCCATACCACGCAGACGCAATCGTATCTGCTTGAAGTCTTGTTCATCGAACTCACTGAGCTCGTCCAGGAACACACGCTTGTAGTTGGAGATACCCTTGATTTTTTCTGGATCATCCAAGCCGCTGAAGTCTATCCTTGTCTCGCTCTTGTTCTTGAACACGATGCTGTTCTGCTTGAGATTGTACTTTTCCGAAAGTGACTCAATCCCACTGAGAGCAGACTTGAAGTCGGCATAGATTGTCTTCTCTATTGATGCTCCGACTTTACGCATGACAAGGGTGTTGCCTCCCTCGTAGTAGGTCAACAGTGACAATATCTGCGCTGCTGAAAAAGACTTGCCTGATGAAGAACCGCCAAACATGACGATGTAGCGCACACTCGGTTTAAGTGTGTACTTCAAGAGCCAAAACGCATTTGGCGATAGTCCTTCTGCTGGTACGTCAATCATTCTTCTTGAAAGAGATGCTTACTTTACCGTCTGCCAATGGGAAGTCTTCCGACAGACTGTGCTCATGCTTAACCTTGACAAGTGCTCTGTGCAGTCTCTCTCGGGCTGCTCCTTTATCAACGACAAACACTGGTTGCCCACCGATAGATTTCCACTCACCCAAGACTCTTATCCACTTGGGGAGTTTGAGTATTGAAATCTTTCGCTCCTTCCCTGTCTTCTCGTTGGGTTCCCACAGCAAACCATCGTCAAAATTGGAGGCGAGTTTGTCCCTGTCAATTTGCGATTGTGCTGTTGCATCTGCATCACAAATAGCCTCAAGCAGGAGATCGTTCAACCTTGCGGTTACCTTGCGGTCATTCATCAAGCGAGATGCAGCCTCCCAAGCCCCTTTTTGAGACTTGTAGTTATACACTTTGAGCAGTGCTACAGTTGCATTGCCAAAGTCAGGAGTACCATAGGCATTGACGTAGGCATGGCAGAAGGCCTCCTGTTTGGGTGTCAGTCCATGTTCGTTCTTACGTTGTGCCATAATCGTAAATTTTAAAAAAGCCCCGCCCACTACAGACGGGGCAAATGTAATTAATCAATCACTCATCGAAGAGGGTCGCGACCCCCTGTCTGATGGTTTTGTAACGCAAAGGTAGTGAGAAAATACCCTCATCCACCGATTGCTCGAAATTGTCAAGCGGTCTCACGTCGTCAATGTAGTTCAAGTTGAGGCGCTGGTATTTGCCGACCTCATCGCAGAACTGGCGCACCGTGCTCCGCTCGGGGTTCCTCACGTTCACCAGCTGCCGTTCCTCGTCGATGGCCATCAAGAGGCCGTCAAGAACGTCGCTGATGAAAGTGAAATGGCGCAGGTTGCGTCCGCCGTTGTAGATTGTGCAGGTCTCCTCGTGGAGAAGATTATACAGCAGAGTCCCTTGTCGGGGTTCGGGACCATACACATTGTGGAGGCGGACACCTGTCGCCCTGGGGCAGTAGGCTTTCGCGAACTGCTCGTCAAAACGTTTCGTCATGCCGTACATCGAGGTCGTGTTGCGCACGTTGGCGGTGCTGCTGGACGCGTAGACCAGCTTCACACCGTATCGGCGGCATGCCGTTGCCACCTTCATGAAGGCGTGCACGTTCTCACGTTCGATGTCGTCGAGGCGGTCGTTGAACACGCTCGTCTCGGCTGCGAGATGAAACACCACATCTATGCCGCCTTGAGCCAGCAGTGGCCCTATGCGTGCGGCGTCGCCACCGAGTTTCGTGTCGATGTGGATAACCTCGTACTCGGTCTCAAGACGGCGGCAGAGGGCTTTACCGATGAAGCCCTCGCTGCCTGTGACTATTGCTTTCAATCGTCAGGGTGTGCTGCGGTCAAAGATGTTGATTAAGGCACAAGGTCGTCGAAGAGACCAGGCAGTCTCGGGTAGAGAGCGTGGTGCTCGTCATGGAAGAACTGCTCTTTGGTCTTGCCCATCTTTCGGCCCTTGGCGGTGTGGATGTCGTAGGTGTATTCCGGCACGTCCAGCGGTTTGCGTCTCGCATCGTCGAGGGCGTCAAGTATCTGCGAGTCGGTAAGCGAGAGTTTGTCCACCGCAAGGTTGTTGAGGTGGTCAGCGTCCCGAGACTTGTAGCACTCGCATAGCAGTATGATCGCCTTTCCGATGAAGATGCGTCCCTTTGGCTCCTTGCTTCCCTTGTTCACCAGCTCATAGCCGTTGTGCAGTGCGTCAATCTCATGGGTGATGAGTCCCCAGCAGTCCTCGGCGCTTATGGTGTAGAGGCGTTTCCACACATAGTTGCCGTAGCCCGACTGCCAGAGCTCCACCCCGAAGAACGCAGCCACCACCACGTCATCACGTCGGATGCTCTTCTGCAATGCGCTGGCACACTCGAGGAAGTCATATCCGTTCTTGGTTCTCAGTCTGAAATGTCCCATATTTTTTCTTTAAAGTTAGTCATTTTTGGCGAGAAAAAGGGTGTTTTTCAGCGCCTTAACGTTAATTTAACCTTTAATATGGGAATGCCGCTGAGATGTTGTACTGCACCATCGACTTGGTTTTGTCCTTGCCGTTGTTGCCTTGACCTTTCAGACGGATAGCCTCACCGAAATACTTGCGGATAAGTAGGATGCTGCGCTGTTCCTCGTCCTGGTTGCGGATGGCTGAAAGGCCACCGGCATTGACGAAGGTGGATTTCTGCTCGAAGTTGTAGCGCAGGTCGCTGAGGACTTTGCGCTCGGTGTACTTCATGTAGCACGAGATCCAAAAATCCTCCTTCAGTCGCAGTTCCTCGTTCCACCAAGTGTTCTTGTTGTATCTGACACCGTAGCTGCACCCTGTAATCATCTTGTCCAGGGAGAGGTATTCGGTCTCGTCGTACATCACTGGGGAGATACGAGAGGTGAAACCGAACAGGTGCACGTCAAGCATGCACGCGATGTCGTAAAGGTTCTCTATGATTTTCGTTATCTCGTTGCGGTCACGGATGCGTGCGCTCTCTCCCTTCTCGGTGTAGAGTTTCTTGCACGCGTCCACATCGTCGTCAAGCATGAACAGGTTGCGGAAGTGTTTCGCCATCCAGTTGCGTTTGGGAATGAGCCCCACCACGTCATCGGGGTGCGTCACTATCTCGCAGTCGGGGTTGAACTGCTTGTACAGGTCTGCTTGCGACTTCGCCACGCAGATGATGGGATCGTTCACGAGGTATTTGGCGAACACCCTGTCGTGTCTCTTGTGGCTCGGTATCACTATTCGCAGTCCGCTCATGATGCCTCTCCTTTCTGGGCCTTCGTGATTGCCTCACGGAAGTCCTTTATCGAGATAACGTTGCTCTTGCTGACCTTGCCGGTCTTGTAGGAGCGCATGTGCTGCATGTCGAGTATCTCACGCAGCCAGTTGGAGTCTACTTCATTAGAGCTTTGAATGATGAACAATTCGTGCTTCTCGTCGTACTTCGGTATCAACGGATACACTGCGGAGTCGTTGTCCATCGCGTCAAAGCGCTCACGGAACTTGTCTTTCTGCTTGGGCTGCTCGAACTCCATGCCCCAGTCGGCGAGCTCCGATTGGAACTCCGCCCACTCGTTGGCGATGATGTCCTTGTCGTCCTCGCCGTAGTTGATGTTGTCCTTGGCGGCATACTCACGGAGTTTCTTCGCGGGTGTGTCGCCCGGCAGCACCTTGCACGGCACAGTCTTGTATCCAAGTTCCTTGCAGGCGCGTAGCCTGAGGTTGCCGCAGACGACCACATATCGGTCTTCCATGTACTCGACAACAATCAGTTCGCGCAGGTTCAGCATCTCGGGGCTCTCCTCTATGGATCGTCGGGTTGCCTCGTAGCGTTCCTTCTTCACCAGTCGGGGGTTGCGTGGTAGTCCCGGGACTTGTCCCTTGTTCGGAGTGATAAGGGACACATCAATTTCTCTTCTTTCCATTGCTTTCTTGAGTTTCAACAATTAATTACTACAACAATTCTCTCACGAAAGCAACATCAATCCTTGTGCCTCAACCGCCAAGCGATGCGGTCTTTGATGACTTGCTCGATGTTCTTGCAGCCGAGTTGCCGCAAGGCGAGTGCCGTGTCGATGATGATGTCGGCGGCGAGTTCCTCACGCTCCGAGAACTCATGCTCGTAGGTGGGGCAGGCGTCGTTGACATGCTGTGCGTCCACGAAGTCGGGAGTCAGGTGGAGTGGAGGCCGTGTCCAGTGACAGGCGTCCATGCGCCGCCAGTCTCGGGAGATGCGTATCGACATCGCCCTCGGCGACGTTCGGCTGTTGATTTCATCGCGCCTCGTCATTTCCTCATGCAGCTCTTTGGTCAATTTGTTAAGCGTAATCATGAATAGAACGGATTAAATGTTGCTGAAAGGTCTCTGTGCCGTCTAAGGCGGTCTGATGATATTCATAGTGGTTATACTTATGGTGAATTATGTCTCCAGTACGTCATGAATGGCCTCGATGATGTGTCCGACCATGGGCAGGGGGATGCTGATGCGGTAGCGCTTGTCTCCCGTGTGCTCGGTAATCATGAGGTAGTCACTGCGTCCTTTCTTCCCTTCGTGCAGGTCAACGGAGTATTTCTTGCCCGAGGAGTTGACCCACACCTGTTTCTGGATTTCGAGTGGTTTTGCCATAGTGCTGTTGGTTTATGCGTTAGAGCCTCATGAACACGTCGAGGATTTTCGTCTCCTTGATGCTCTCAATCTCGTAGTCGATGAGTGTCTGTCTCATGTGGTCTCGTGCGCTCTCCTTCGCTCCGTCGATGGTGGTGTCGCGGAAGAGCACATACTGTGCTGTGCGGTGTTCCTTGCCCAGTTCGTCTCTTGTGATGAACACATACTTGACGAGGAAGAAGATGTCGCCCTCGTTGAACACCACCTCGTCGTACTGTGCACGTTTCTCCGCTGCCACGAAGAATTCTCCTGTGATGTAGGGCTGCATCTCCTTCGTGATGCGTGCCTCTGCCTCGGTGAATGTCATCGCGTCGATGGCGTAGGTCTCGCTTACTCTTTTCTCTTTGCCGTCTTCCAGCACTTTGTCGTATTTGACTTTTACTTCAAAAAAATCCATTTTGTCTTACTGTTTTAGTTTTAGATCCATAGTTTTAAGCAGTCGCTCTATAGCGTCCACGTTGGCAG